CCCGCGACGGTGGGGGCGGCGGGCAGAAGCCGAAGGGGCTTCTTGCCACGGGGCAGACATCCGTCACCACGGCGGGAGCTGACATCAAGGCGGACGAGCTTCTGACCTTCGTCTACGCGCTGAAACGTCCGTACCGTAAGAACGCGGCGTTCCTCGTTAATGACCAAACGCTTGCCTCCATCCGCAAGCTCAAGGACAACAATGGCGCGTATCTGTGGCAGCCTTCGTATCAGATGGGCGAACCCGACCGTCTGCTCGGCTATCCCGTCCACACCTCGGCATATATGCCGACAGCTGCGGCAGGGAAGATCGCACTCGCTTTCGGCGACTACGCTTACTACAACATCGGCGATCGCGGCACGCGCTCTTTGCAGGAACTCAAGGAGCTTTTCGCGGGGAACGGCATGGTGGCGTACCTTATGAAGGAGCGCGTCGACGGCAAGCTCGTACTGGCAGAAGCCGTGCAGTTGCTGAAGATCAAGGGATAAGGAAGAGAGCCGCTACATCAATGGGTGCAGCGGCTTCTTATGGATTATTGAATATCTATTGTAGAGAATTTCTTTGAGGTGATTCCCATGTCAGTATACGAAAGCCAGTCTTTTTGCATGTCCCAATCTAAGCGGTATATGTGGGTATGATTTATCGGAGCATCGTCGTATCCGTCAAACAGGGCGAGCACTAAAGTGCCGTCCGTGTAGGCGAAAATCGAAGGGGATGCCCAATCGTTTTTCTTGTTGAAACCCGCATAAAAATCTTTACTGTCAAGGTAGCGGACGATTTTTCCCGTAGCCTTGTTGTAGCCGAATAGGTAGGCACGATTTGCGGAAGATGCTGAGAAAAAGAGGAGATTACGGTCTTGTTCCCAATAGGTGCGCACATACCAGCCGTTGTCTATGGGGTTGAGATATTTGTTGAAAATGATTTGGTTGTTGCGCCATACGGTAATCTGATGCGGCTCGGTCTTATTGTTGGTGGCATAATGCAGCCGTATATCAAAAGTGTCGTTGGCAATGGAATAGCTTCGGCTCCAATCAGTTCTGCCTTGCCAAGGCATGGATGTTTTATCCAGTTGGATAAAGGTAGCCGCATTCGCTGTTTGAAAGGCGATAGTGAGAGATGTGACGGTCAGAAATGCAAGCAACAATATTTTCCTCATGGTGCTCCCTCCCCAAGTTAGTCTTTTACGTTTAGTATTCTGTAAAAATCCCTGTAATCCTTTGTTTACTGAAAGGAGATGCGTTCCTATGCTTGTATCGCTCGAAGAAATCAAGGGCTATCTGCGCATCGACTCGGATACCGAAGACGCTTTGCTCACATCCCTTGCCGATACGGCTGAGCAGCTTTCGCTGGCGATTCTTCGTGCCAAGTCGTGGAAGGAAGTCAAGAGGCAGGAAGCGGCACGGACGGCGGTTCTCTATGCCGTCGCGTATCTCTATGAGCATCGCGAGGAGGCTGACCATAGAAAACTCGCACTGACGCTTCGGGCGTTGCTTTTTGGAGAGCGAAAGGAGAGTTTCTAGTGTATGTGAGTGTCAACGAACTGCGCCATCGCATCACGGTGCTGCGCCCGAGAGATGTGCCCGACGAGGCGGGCAATCTCGTCGAGCAGAGTCGCGAGAGGTATTGTACCTGTTGGGCGAAGGTCTTGCCATTTGCAGCAAAAATCTCGGACGGATATGCCGAGCAGGTCAAGGAAGTTGAGTATCGCGTGGTTATGCGCTATCGGGAAGACATCCGAGATACGGACTTCATCCAATGGGGAAACAAGACTTTAGAAATCAAAGCGCCGCCTTATGGCATGGACGGCAGGAAGCGATGGCTTGTCATCGAGTGCAGGGAGTTGGTGGAAGATGAGCCATGACTTTGTTTCTACGAGAGAATTGCTGAACCGCATGGGCAAGGGCGCGATGGATGCGGCGAAAAGAGCTTTGGCAGAAGGCGCGGAAGCCGTCAAGATGGAAGCGAAAAGCCGCTGTCCCGTCTATCGGGGACGAGACAAGCGCGTCGTGCCGGGTGCGCTACGAGACTCCATCCACTGCGTCAAGCGCGGAGGCGGTACGTCTTGGCGCATCGTTGCGGATGCCACAGCACCCGACGGCACAGCTTATGGCAAGCTCGTCGAGTTCAGTCCGAAGATCAACCAGCCGTTTCTCTATCCCGCGCTTGATGCTGAGCGGGACGCCATCAAGAAGAACATCGTCGAAGCCGTCAAGGCGGCATTGCGGGGGGAAGGAAGATGAGCATAGCAAGCAAGGTTTATCAAGCATTGACGGCATATAAGCCGCTTACGCGACTGCTTCATCGGAACGGCATCTATCACGGCAGAAGCCCCGATGCAGGAAGCTATCCCATTCTCGTGTATTCCGTCATCTCCGATGTGCCCGCTCTTTCCGCAGACGGTGTAGAAATGGAGCGGCGCGTGACCGTGCGCCTACACATCCTTACGAAAGACGGCGCGTATGAAAAAATCGAGGATGCCGCAAGGAAAGTCATGGACAGTCTCGGCTTTCGCCGTTATCAGTCGATGGAGCTGGCGGAAAAGCATGTCTTTGTAAAAATCATGGATTTCAAAACAGGAACAGGAGTTGAGGAGTAATGCCAAGTCCAAGTGCAACAGCGCCCGCCGCCAATCTCACTAGCGGGCAGTTCATCAATGTAGAAAAGCTCCATATCGCCAAGATGCTGACGGATGTGCCGAACGGCACAGCGACGTATGAACCGCCCATCAGTCTGGGCAAGATTCTGCGAAAAGTGGACATCAAGCCCAAGACGAGTCAGGCGGAACTTTTTGCCGACGGCCAGTCCGTAGATACGGCGGCGAATACGGCATCATACGATTTGACTTTCGACACATCGGCACTCCCCTTGGAATACATCGCCTATCTTTTCGGTCACAAGATTGACAAGGGCGTTATGGTGGCGAACAAGGACGATGTGCCGCCGTACTTCGCTGTCATGTTCCAGTCGGACAAGAGGAACGGCAAGAAGAGGTTCACGAAATTTTTCAAAGTCCAATTTGTCGAACCTGCGGAATCGGGCAATACGAAGGAAGAGAACATCAAGTACGACACGCCGACCATCTCGGCAAAGGCGATCTACCGCCTGTCGGATGGGCAGTCGTATGCGAAAGCCGACGAGGAAGCAACGGGATTCATTGCCGAAACCGGAACGAAGTGGTACGAAAGCGTTTGAGAGGAGATGAGCCGACGTGGAAACACCAACCATCACGCTCTATGGCAAAACGTATGCGCCGAATCCTCCCAAGATGAAGGTGTGGCGCAAATTTCTCGCCTTCTTCGACGAGGACAAGAAGAATCTCAGTGTCGAGGAGTTTCTCGATGCGGAAATCGACCTCATCCTCCTCGCCTTTGACCGCGAGGAAGTCACGCGAGAAGCCATCGACGACAACATCGAGGTCGCGGACATTGTGCCGTTGACGCGAGAGCTTTTCCGCTGGATTCAATCACTGACGTTTCAAAAACTCGTGAAACTCCCAAACGACGAGACGGGGAAGGCATAACTCTTTCCCCGTATCAGAACATCCTGCGCTACTACGAGCGCCTGCAGTCCTCCTACGGCTGGACGATGCAGGAGGTCGACGCTCATGAAATCGCCTTCCTCTTAGATCAACTGTTGGCAATAACACAGACGGAGGAAGGTCAAAAATTCATTGATGATGTGATGTGACATGGCAAGAGGACAGAAAATTGACGAGCTGTATATCAGTCTCGGCTTGGATATCGCGCGTCTGCAGCTCGATTTTGACACGGCAGGAAGAACTGTGTCCGAGACAGTGGCGCGGCTCAACAGCAGGAGCAATCAGCTGAAACTCAAGATGGACGTTGACCTCGCCAAACTCGACGGCGCGGGCACGGAGCTTGACAAGATCAAGGTCAGATACGAAGCCATCAACCGTCAGCTGGACATTCAACGAAAGAAAGAGGAAATCCTCGCCAACGTCCTCAAAGATGTGCAAAAGGCGGACAAAGACGGCGCACGTACGCGCTATGCCGAAACGAATCTCTTGAAGCAGCAGAGGCAGGTCGCGCAGCTCGAAGCAGAGCTTCGCAAACTCAATGCTGAGATGAAGACGACGGGCAGCCGCGCAAAGGCGATGGGGCAGAAGCTCTCGGCGGGCTTTTCAGCTGCAAAAGGAGGAGTTCACAGTCTGTCGGAAGGCGTGTCCATTTTGAACGCCAAGACGGCGGCACTTATGGCAGTATTCACGTCGGGCGCAGGACTGTTCAACATCCCGCACGACGCGATGCAGGCGGGCGAGAGCATCTACCGCTTGACGAAACGTCTGCATACGACGACGGCGGAAGCTGCGCAGATGAGCCGTGTGTTCAGCTTGGCAGGGACGAACATCGACTCGCTCGTGCCGCTCTTTGCAAGGCTCGACCGACAAGTAGAAGCGGCGGGCACGAAGGGCAACATGACGACCGAAGCCTTACAGCGTTTTGGCATCGCGCTGACGGATGAAAAAGGCAATCTCCTCGGTCTCAACGAGCAGCTGGAACGGCTTGCCAGAGGATATAGAAGCGCGGCAGAGGCAGGTGAGGAAGAAGCCTTTACCGCCGAAGTCCTCGGCGCAAGAGGAGCCGCGCTCATTCCTGTCTTGGAGCAGTACGACGACCTTATGGAAGTCGCCTCACACGTCAAGACGACGGGATTGCTCAATCCAGAAGAAGCGCATCAAGCGTATCTCAAATGGCGCGAGATGGAGATGGAAGCAGGGCAGCTCAAGCTCGCTCTCGGCTCCGCGCTTCTGCCAGTGGCAGAGGACTTGATGCCGAACGTCATAGATCGCTTTCAAGACCTCATCGGCTGCATTCAGGACAACAAGGAATCCATCGAGGAACTGGCAGAAGTGGTCGACGCTTTCGCGCGTGCGTCGGTTGACGTATTAGATGGCGTAGCGGATGCCATGGAGAGCATCGGAGTCAATGCGAAATCCGTCAAGGAAACGCTTCATGACATCGGCACGTTCGCCAAGCATGGCGGCATCAAGACTACGGTGGATGCGATGCTCGTCGGCGCGGGCACGGGTGCTGTGGCGGGAACGCTTGTAGAGCCGGGTGGCGGCACGCTCGTCGGCGGCATCGGCGGCGCGATCGTTGGCGGCATCGGAGCTTATGAAGCCGCCAAG